ATCAGATAATTTTTCTGGTATTTCACTAATTGTCATATATTTTTGTATTTTTATTGGTTGTATTTTTATTGGTTGTATTTTTATTGGTTGTATTTTTATTGGTTGTATTTTTATTGGTTGTATTTTATTATTTAATTCAGTAAAAAATAATTCAATTATTACAAATAATTTTAATTCACCAAATAAAGTATATAATTTATCTTTACTATTAATTATATATTTTTCTTCCATTAATTTAAATAATATACTTTCTATTTAATTTATTTTAAATTATCTTATAGGTATAATAAATTTAAAATATGATAATATATTATGATATTCAAAAAAAATACGAAAAATAAAATAAAAAAAACAAAAAAGATAAAAAATAAAAAACAATATAAAACTAATAAATTAAATAAAACAAAAAATATGAGAGGAGGTCAAAATGATAAACCTCAACCTGGATCATTGAGATTATATAAAGATGAAAATCCTCAGTTTTAGATTTTAATATTATTAAGTAGTTGATATAAATTCCCAATCTAATTCTTCACATATTTTACGCCATATTATATCTTGTTCTATTCTTTTCTCTCTATCTTTAAGTAAAGGAAACAATGGTAAATATTGTGCTTCTCCTAATAATTCACATAATTTATATGCAGTATAATAATAATTTAAGAAATTAACTCTATCATCAGGGCAATATTTAGAATATGGTGCTTGAAGTTCAATAAACAAATTACATAATGTTTCTTCTAATTCTGGAGACATAATTGGTGGTTTTATACCTAATTTATCTTTAATAAATGGAATATGTTCATAGTACTTATTATATCCTAATTTTTTTAATATTTCTTTTGTTTTAGAGTTTGTTATTTGATGTATTTCAATTCTCTCTTTTTTAATTTGTAATTTTATATTATCAATCACATGAGGAGGTATTTGTGTTGTTTCTTTTCCTTGAAATTGGGCTAATATTTCTTTAAAATGATTAATTCTTTTATAAGCATAAAAACATACTTCTTTTGGTGGTTCTTTATATGATGGTTTTTCATTTTCTATAAGATATGGTATGTTTCTTGAACAGGTATTACAAATTAATATACCCTCATCTTCTAGAGGTATTAGTTCTCCATTAAAACAATATTGACATATGTCAGTTTGACTTATAAATTGATTAATATCAAGAAAAATATCATCAATATTACTTAAATACTTTTGAACTATATTATTATTATTTTTTTCATTTACAGATTCATTATTATCATCCTGTCTTATTTTAAAAAAATTATTTAATAATTTACTTTTAGTAGAATTATTTGATATATTTTTATTATTTCCTGATGATATATTTTTTTTATTTTCAAAATAATCAAAAATATATTTAGAATTATCTAAAAAATATTCTTTTTTTTTAATTTTTAATTCTTTTATCAAATTAGTTATATCTTTTATTCTATCTGATATATCTAATTTTTGTTCTATAGTTAAATTATTCCTTTCATTTTCTAATTTTATAATTAATCCTTTTTTTTCTATTTTCAAATCAGGTATTCTATTTGTTTCATCTTTAGTAAATTCATTTATAAATTCTTTATGCTTACCATCAAGAGTTATTGAGTTTTTTTTATTATATTTTAATTTTTTATTAGTTTTAGGTTTAAATGTAGGCATTTATAGTTTTAAATGTATTAAAGAAAATTTATTTAACTGATAATAAATAAAATATATATTTTTTATTTTACATTAATTAAAAAAATTGATTATTAATTGATTTAAAATTTAAAATTAGTAAAAATAATAATCAAAAATGAATAAATTATTAGAAACAATGTATATTAAACGATTTTGTCTTCCATGTAACTTAGATATAACAAATACTAAAAATTTAAATAAAATAAATAATTGTTTATGTAGTGAATTTAATCATATTGCCTGTATATTTCAAGGTAAAGTAATCAATATGAAAAATTTGAATATATTGAGTTTTGGTATTAATAAATACAGTGATTCTGATGGTAAAAAACCTAGCGTACATGCTGAATATGATGCCATATCTAAATTATTACCTTTAAAAAAGAAAAAAAAATTAGAATCAATAGATATACTTGTAATAAGAGTATCAAGAATAAATACTATTCAAATGAGTAAACCTTGTTATAATTGTATTCAGACTATGAAAATATTACCTGAAAAAAAGGGTTATAAAATTAATAATATTTATTATTCAAATAATGAAGGTGATATTGTCAAAACAAATATTAAATGTTTAGATAATACAGAATATCATTTTTCAAAATACTATAATAGAAATAAGATGTATAATTAATTAATTGAATACAATAAAATAATTATATTTAAATTGATTTTTAATAAAAAAATAAATAGTTTGAAAATTATAATAGTTTTCTTTTTTTTATTTAGATGGATGTTAAGATTAATATAAATTCATTAATTGATTTTGAAAATAAAGATTTTAAATTAGACGGTATTACATTTCAGAAAATGTTATTATTATTTAATGCTTTAGATGATGGTTGGACTATAAAAAAAAGAAATGATTCTTATGTTTTTATTAAAAATCATGAGGGTAAGAGAGAAATATTAGATGATACATATCTATCTAGATTTATGAAAACAAATTTTGATATAAATAAAGTAATTTCATAATAAATAAATTAAATTTAAATTAAATTAATTAATTTAAATTTCAAAAATTTTTTTCTTTAGCAATATTATAAAATATGGGTGGTGGTCTCATGCAATTAGTCGCCTACGGCGCTTAAACATCACTGGGCGCCAACAGTGAGCTGCTATTATAGGTCGCATATCTCTATAATAGGAAAACAGTGTAAATATGCGAATTGAATATTTTATTCAATTTATATAACTCGCTAGTGAATCAAATATTTATATTTGATTTGCAAGATTGCCAAATTGTCGGGAAGTTCCTTAGAGCTTCAGCTACTTCTTATTTATGGTGACATAAATAATACCACAGGGTAATGACCGGTGGCATAGTAAAAACGCTGAAGATTGGATAATCCGCAGCCAAGCATCTTATATCGAAACTGATTTAAATATAAATGTTAAAATAAATAATATAATGAATAATTTTGGTGAAATATATTGTATTACAAGTCCTTCAGGTCATAAATATATAGGTCAATGTGTTAAAATTTTAAGTAATGGTAAAACTTGGGGTTATTTAAATAGATGGAAAGAACATATAAGAGATTCAAAGACAAAAAATTACTGTCGTGTATTAAACAACGCTATTATAAAATATAAACCTGAAAATTTTATTATTGAAGTTTTAAAAGAATGTGATATAAATGATTTAGATTTTTATGAGTCATATTATATCAATTTTTATAATACATTAGTGCCAAATGGATATAATTTAACAACTGGAGGAAGTATTTGTCGTCAATCAGATGAAACAAAAAATTTAAAAAGAATAAGTATGATTAATAAAAATAAAGGAAAAGAATATCCAAAAAGACAAAGAAAGAGAGAAGAAGATAATAATTTACCAAAATATCTAAGATATTATATTGATAATTCAGGAAAAGAAGGTTATAGGATTTCAAATCATCCGATATTAAAGGATAAATCTTTTTTTGGAAAAAATATATTATTAGATGATAAATTAAAATTAGCATTAGATTATTTAAATCAAAATATAATGACAGATATAAGATGAAGGTTCAACGAGTAGACGGTAATCGGGAATTTATGATAGTCCTAGTCAGACTTGAAATTTCTTAAGGTGTACTCTGCCCCTCTTAGAAATATTAGGGATTTTTCATCGCAAGATGTTTACCTTACTGGCAATCCTCAAATTACTTTCTGGAAAGTCACTTACAGAAGATATACTAACTTTGCTATTGAATCAATCGAGCAAACTTTCAATGGACAAGCCGATTTCGGTCGTCGTGTTCAATGCACAATTAGCAGAAACGGTGATTTAGCTTACCGCACTTATCTCCAAGTTACTCTTCCTGAGATCAATCAACTTATGGGTCTTGGAAGTTATACTTCCGGCCAAAACACTGGTGTTTATGCCCGTTGGTTAGATTTCCCCGGAGAACAACTCATCGCTCAAGTTGAGGTTGAAATTGGAGGACAAAGAATTGACAGACAATATGGTGATTGGATGCACATCTGGAATCAACTCACCATGACCTCCGAACAATTAAGAGGATACTTCAAGATGATTGGAAACACAACTCAACTCACCTTTATCACTGATCCTTCTTTCGTTGATGTTGATGGACCTTGTGACTCCCTTGCTCCTCGTCAAGTTTGCGCTCCTCGTAATGCTCTTCCTGAGACAACTCTTTATGTTCCTCTTCAATTTTGGTTCTGTACCAACCCTGGACTTGCTCTTCCTCTTATTGCTCTCCAATACCACGAGGTTAAGATCAATCTTGATATCAGACCTATTGATGAGTGTCTCTGGGCCGTTACCACACTCAACTGCAACACAAATCCTTACACTAATACTCAAGGACAATACTCAGTTGGACGCCCTGTCCCTGCCACTATTGCCTATAACCAATCTTTAGTTGCTGCTTCTCTCTATGTTGACTATGTCTTCCTTGACACTGATGAGAGACGCAGAATGGCCCAAAATCCTCATGAATACCTCATTACTCAACTCCAATTCACTGGTGATGAATCCGTTGGTTCTTCTTCTAACAAGATCAAGCTCAACTTCAACCACCCTGTTAAGGAGTTAGTCTGGGTCGTTCAACCCGATCAAAACGTTGATTACTGCTCCTCTTTAACTTGTGATGCTACTCTTTTCAAGGTTCTTGGAGCTCAACCCTTCAACTACACTGATGCTGTCGATGCTCTTCCTAATGCCGTCCATGCTTTCGGAGGCCCTGCTGGAATTGCTGAGGATTCTCGTGCTTTCATTGATGCTCGCGGTCTCTTCCAAGACGCCGGAGCTCTTGATTACCAACCTGAAGCTGAATTTGGTCCTGGATGGACTGGATACTGGCATGGACCTTCCAATCCCTATAATGAGCCCAACCTTGGTGGACCTCAAGTTCCTTTGAATACTTCTGGACTTGATGCTGCCACCATTGCTGCTCTTTACAGTGGATCTCATCCTCACCTTACCAACTCTGGTGTTTCTGATGCTGGTACTTTCGTTCTCACTGAGACCTCTCTTGACATGCATTGTTGGGGCCAAAATCCCGTCGTCACCGCTAAGCTCCAACTTAACGGCCAAGATCGTTTCTCTGAGCGTGAAGGATCTTACTTCAACCTCGTCCAACCTTACCAATCCCACACCAGAAACCCTGATGAAGGTATCAATGTTTACTCCTTCGCTCTCCGCCCTGAGGAACACCAACCTTCAGGCACTTGTAACTTCTCCAGAATTGACAATGCCACACTTCAATTGGTCTTGTCTAACGCCACTGTTGAGGGAACCAAGACTGCTAAGGTCCGTGTCTATGCCACCAACTACAATGTCCTAAGAATTATGAGTGGTATGGGAGGATTAGCATATTCAAATTAAGCGAACTGAAATATAATATTTCATTTAAAAATAACTTAAAGATATTCATTTTATATAAATTATAATATGAATTATATACTCTCATATAATTATGAGCCACAATTAAATTGTGGAATTATTCATTTTAATGATAACTATGTTCTTATGGATTTTGAAGACTTATTTTCTATTATTAATTTTGATAAAAATTTTATTCATTATACTTCTGATAAACCATATCCATTTTATTTACGTCACAATCAAAAAATATCTTATTTAGAACATTTATTTAAGTTTGATTCTTTAAATATCGAATACATTTTTAAAAATAATAATAAATTTGATTTAAGAAGAAATAATATCACAATTTATCATAATTACTATAAATTTATAAATGAAAAATATAACATAATAAATTTTGAACTTGGACATTATACTGATAATGGAAAAGATGCGTATGTTATGAAAAATCCATTCTGGAATATTAAAGAAAATGATGAGGAATATATACTAATGTATTGTGAAAAAAATACAATTTGTAAATTATGTAAAAAATCTTTTGAAAAAATTAAAGAATATGAAAAAAATATAAATGAAGGTAAAAAGATTACTTTTTTTTGCCATTCTAATGGTTATATTTGTAGTTCAGTTGGTTTATTTATTCATCAAATAATAATGAATTGTTATGGAAATGGTAAAGGCACTAAATCTGTTAGTGTTGACCATATAGACCAAAATCCATTAAATAATACTTTGGAAAATCTAAGAATAGCTACTAGAAAAGAGCAAGAACAAAATTCAAAAGGTATTAAAAAAGGAACAAAGAGAGAAAGAAAACATAATGCTAAGGATTTGCCTGGAGAAATTACTCAAGATATGATGAAAAAATATGTTGTTTATTATCACGAATGGTTAGACAAAGAACGTACAAAAGAAAGAGAATTTTTCAAAGTTGAAAAGCATCCAAAATTAGATAAATCTTGGTGCACAACTAAATCTAATAAAATAACAATTCAAGAAAAATTAAATCAAGCTAATAAAGTAGTTGAAGATTTAGATAATAATATTTATCCGGAAAAAGAAGAAACTCAACTACCAAAATATGTTTCACTTATTATAGCGAGAGAAAAACCTCATTTAGTTTTTGAGAAACGAACAGATGATAAAAGATTAAGTATTAAAATGGTTTTACCAGAAGAATATGATTTACAAGAACAATTAGAAAAATTAAATGAAAAAATTAAAGAAAAATATGATGGATTAGAAATAATATAATCTGCATTTACACCTTTTTACATTTCAAACGCCCATTAACTCCATCTAAAAGAGTTTATAAAATAATATTTTAAAAGTTCTAATTCTATATACTTATCTACTCTATTTTTACAACAATAAAATCTATTATTTATTTTTTGTATATTTAATAAATATGGGTCTAATCCAGATCGTGAATGATGATATTGATATACATCACCAATATACTTGTTATTATATATTCGTTCTTTAAGGTATTTAATTGGTATTTTTTCATATTCAAGAGAAATTATATTTTCTTTAAATATTTTTAATTTAAACGCTGATAAATCTTTTATTTCTTTATCTTTAATTATTTGTCTTTTATGTTGTATATATTCTAGATTATTACATTTATGATCTTCATTATTACATTTATATTCGGTAATAAAATCACACATATTGTAAGTAATGTTATAATTATTCTTACAAGGGTTAATGTCATTTTGTTTTTGTATACACCCACAATCTAATTTCCAAGTTGTCATTATATTATTGATAATAATTATTATTAATATATTTTTAATTCAATTTTTTATTATAATAAATCGGCGTTTTAAATCTTCAAGGGTTTAAACAAAATATAACATTCTGAATTATTTGATATCTTTTCTCTCTGATATTCATTTAAAAATGTAAATCTTTTCAAATCTTTATTTTTCCACAAATTATAATTAAATTTTACTAATAATGGTATTTTATTATCAAAACAAAAACTATAATATTCCTCTAATATATTCTCTTCATTTCCATCTATATTTATGTTTATAATTGATAAATTATCCAATTTATATTTAACAGCAATAGTATTAATTGATAAAAGTGATGTTTCAATATCAATATTTACATCACAATAATTCATTTTAAATAAATCAATTAAATTATTATAATCATCAGCATTTAATTTTGGTTCAATATTTACAACATGATTAGAATATCTTGAAGCATATAATGAAATACATCCAGTTTCATCTCCAATATTTAAAATTTGTTTTTCTTTATTTAAATACTTATCTAATATATAAAATAAATCAGGTTCCCAATCTGAAACAATTTCTCTCCAAAACAAAGATTTATTGTAATTATTTTCATCAATTAAAAATATTTCTTTATTTTTTTTAACTTCAACAATATTTTTATCTTTAATATATTGTAATTCAAAATGTTTTATTGACGATGAATCATTAGTATCATTATACATTAAAAATCTCTGATATCTAGAAATGCCATTGACATCAATATACCAAGGTAAATGTCTGCATGTAAAATTTCCAGCTACTCTAATATGTGTTGAATGAGTATAATTTTTATTAAATAAATGAAATGTAGTATCTATAGGTGATCTATAAATTTCATAGTTTTCATCATTTATTTTATGAATCCAATATTGTTTTTGTGATTCACAAACAGTAGGAATATGAGACCAGTCACTTTTAAAATCAGAAAATTTATATGGAAACATTTTTTCTGGTTCTGAAATATCAAGAGCAAAACCTACTCTCTCTGCTTTATATTTTTCACTCAAATTAATCAATATATCAATATAATTATTTGGTAGTAAATTATTAAATTTTAAATCAGGATCAGTAACTATAAACTTGTCTGGTAATATATTATATATATAATCTGTTTGCCATACATTATGTCCTTGATTAATATCAAAATTAATAACTTTATATAATGTTTTATTTAAATAATTCTTAGTTATTTTACAATTACTATTATTATTAATTATCCATATAGATATATTATTGTTATAATTTAATTTTTCTATCTGATTAATCATCATATCAACATATTTATAATTATTATAACATATTATTATTATTGGTATTTCCATATATTCAATTTTATTAAGTATTTAAATAAATATAAAAAAAATATATAATTAAAATATATTTTTTTTAAATAATAGTAATGTATGTATTGTAATACTTTAATATAAAGTTTAAATATTGTCTTCTTCTAATATTATATATTCTGTTCCATTCCATTCAATATTTTTAGAACTAAATAATAAATTCATATTTTTAATTTCAGGTTTATCAGATTCATTTTTAAATAACTTCATTATTAAATTATCGTCTCTAAATCTCAATGTATAATTTTGTTGAGTATTGTTACGACCAACACGTCCAAGTGCTTGAATAATTTTTTCTTGTGTAAGATCTAAATCTTTACTTAAATAAGCATGACAAAATTGATAATTTGTTCCATAGATATAGTCACTTGAAGCAATAATAATATACAATTTTTGTGAATCTGCTAATTTTTTCATAATTTCAGTATATGTTGTATTTTTATGATTTGTGAAAACACCAATACCCATCATTAATAATACCTTCCAAGTATCTTCAATACCATTTAACAACATGATTTCATTAATTATATGTTCATCTATATTACTAGTAAATGAATTAGAACAATCCTGATTTTCAGCCCATTTTTTAATGTGTGATAATTTATTTGGTACAAATGTTTCATTTAATATAGCTGTTTTAATCATACTTCTTATCATATTAATTTCATTTGTTATTCTATTAATTTCATTTTTATTACCTAAATTAGTTTGTGTATCTCTATTAATTTTTTTATTATCTTTTGTGGATTTATTTTTATTATTAATTGATCCCATTTTCGTAGTTTCATTTTTCTCTGTGATAAACTCAAGTTCTTTTTGTAATTTATCTAATTTTTCATTAAGTTTATTATTAAAATCAATCTTAGTCATTAAATCTTCCATAACAATGGCTGGAATGTTAGCTTGTTGTATACAAAACTTAGCTATTTTTTCAACATCATTTGATAAGAATATTGTTGGACCATCAGTTAATGTAAAAGCATCTTTGGTTGTAATATAAATGCCTGGATTTGATGTATTTGATGAATTATTATTCATTTCTATGCGATTAGTAGTAATCTGTTCACTTACTAATCTTGTTATAGATTTACCATTTAAATTTTCTTTTGTTGAATGTGTTGTAGTTCCTGGTCCAATACTTTTTGTTTTTATAATTTTATTTCCTTTAGAATCAATAAGATCATTATAAGGTATTCTTGTATGTCTTAATGAAATAAAATGTGTATAAATTGCGCCCCAAGTACCAGGTAATATATTATTTAATAATTTAATATAATAAATTTTAATATTAGACATATTAATATCATCAATAGACTCAAAATATCTAGAAATTTTAGTTTTATTATTAACATAATTATTTTTATTCACAAAAACAATAAAATCAACAATTTCTTTTAAATCAAAATATCTAGATAATGTTAAATTTTCTTCACAATGTTTAGCATATTCTTTTATTTCAATATAATCTAAACTAAAATAATGTGGCAAAACAACATATCCATCTTTATTTATTATTGGAATTGATTTCTTACAATCATGACTAACAATATTATAAACATTTTCACTATCAAATTTTTTTTTAAAATCATTAACAGTTTCAATTATTTCATTTATTTTAGGTAATGTAGCTGATGATAATACTATATTATGAATCAAATTATCTTTCCAATTATTTTTAATAATATTATGAAATTCATGTTCTTTATAATCAAGAGTAATTGTAGGTTCATCCCAATATAATAATAATTTATCTTCTGAATTAAATGCTTTCATATAATACATTGCTGGTAAATATGATTTTAAATCACTTATCATTATTTCAACATTATCACCAACACTATTATCAACCTTGCCAATTCCTCCAGATCTTTTATTTATTGAATATTCTTTAGCTGAGTAATAATGTAATCTTATATCATCAGCACTTTCACAACCAAACGCAAATGCTACTTTTTTATTTACAGAAATAGCTGCTCTTGCTAAGGCTAATCCAACATGTCTTGCAGCACAAACAAATATAATCTTATATTGTTGTGATAAAGCAAGTGGAGTAAGTGTTTTTCCGGTTCCTGTTGGTGCCATATATAATATTAACTTTGGATCTATATTTTTACAAATTGTAAAAATTTCTTTTTGATGTTCGTATAATTGAATATCTCCATATTTCAATAATTTTTTATTTTTTTCAATACATTCAACAGAATTTTCCAGAATATTTAACATATCAATATTATCTTTACAATAATTTATTGTTGTATTAATAATATTTAATATATGTCTATTTATTAACTTTATGCTATTCTTTACTAATTTACAAAGTGTGAAGAAATGAAAAACATATTTCTTATTATTTTCTTCTCTTTTAATTATTTTTTTTTCATTATTATAATGAATATCATAATATCTATATTCAATGAATTTTTTAAACTGCTCGATTAATACATATTCATAAATATCATCTTTTGATATTGTATCTGCATTATTATTTTCTAATCTAATTTTATCAATATTTTTTAATTGTATATTTGATTTAATATTATCTATATCTATAAAATCAACTTTATACTTATTGATAATATCTTTAATCATTTCTCTGAAATATTTATTGAAAATAAAATCTTCAATTTTCTCATTATATTCCATTTTCAAAAACGAAATTAATGAATTATTCATATTAATTTTTATATTGACATCATTATAACCATTAATAATTAAATTTAATATATCAACTTCATTTTTTGAAACCGGGATTTCAATAGAATTCCATTCAGACTTATTTAGTTTAACTTGATTAATATCCATTATCGACGAAATAACTTATATAATATGTAATTTATTATTTAAATTGTTTTAATTTCAATTTTTTATTTAATAAAATACATAATAACATGAAATAACATGTAATAATATGTAATAGTAAAAACCTTGTATATAAATTTATATTTTTTAAAAATTAAAAATAAAATTGAAATAATAAAATATTAACAATTAAATAATAACTAATTATATTTATTATTTAATTCAAATATGTCATTTAAAATTATTTCAATTGATGGAAATATTGGCTCTGGCAAGTCAACATTATTAACTCATTTAAAAAATTACTTTATTGATAATAGTAATGTTATATTTTTAAAAGAGCCTGTTGATGAATGGGAAAATGTAAAAGATAAAGAAGGAAATACAATTTTACAAAAATTTTATGAAAATCAAGAAAAATACTCGTTTTCATTTCAAATGTTAGCATATATATCTAGATTAAATTTAATTAAAGAAGCAATACAAAAAAATCCAAACGCAATTATTATTACTGAGAGAAGTTTATATACAGATAAAATGGTATTTGCTAAAATGCTTTATGATGACGGATTTATTAATTTAATAGATTATCAAATATATATGAAATTATTTGAATCATTTGCTCATGAATATCCGGTTCATCAAATTATATATGTTGATACAACACCTCAAAATTGTATTGATAGAATTCAAAAACGTTCTAGAACAGGTGAAACAAATATTAAATTAGATTATTTAATAAACCTTGATAAATATCATCAAAATATGATTAAATCTATATCAGAATATAAAACATTATATTTAAATGGAAATCTTGATATAAATGAAAAACCTAACACAATAAATGTTTGGATTTGGATGATATATAATTTTATTTATGAAATTAAAAATATTGAAAGTTAAAAATAAAATAATATAATTTTATTTATATATGGAATCATTTGATATAAATTCTGATTCAGATAATATAGATACAATTATCTTTACAATGGCGCGAATGAATCCTCCTACTCCAGGACATTTATTTTTAATTCAAAAGTTAATTGAAGAAGGAATTAAAAAAAATATTAATAAAGTTTATGTAATTTTATCTAAAACAAACGATAATAATGAAGATCCCATTTCTTGTGAAAGTAAAATAAATGTATTAGGTAATATTAATGATATTAATACAATGACAGAAAATCTTAAAAAACAAATGATATATGATGAAAATAATTCTGATATAAAAGAAAAAATTCAAAATATGAATGTTATATATATATGTGTAAAACCAGAACAAAAATCACCATTATCTCCTTTATTTGATATAATAAATTCTTATCCTGAAACAGATAAATTAAATTTGTTTATGATAATTGGTGATGATAGAAAAAATTTATTAGATAGTATAGCTGATACTTTTTTATTTAAAAATGAGAGAATATTATCATTTGATGGTATTGTTTTAGATAGACTTGATATGGGTAAATATAAAAATATGTCTAATGAACAATTAGAAACATTAGATATAAGTACTGTTCCTACAGGTGCATTTTCAGCATCTTTCATAAGAAATCTTGTAAAATATGATTTAAAAGATAAATTTTATGATGTATATAAAAATTATCTTGATAATTATAAAATTGATGAACTATATCAAGAGATTAAAGAAGGATTATTATTAGATAATAAAAAATCAAAAGGTTCTTCAAAAATACCTATTCAAAAATATAATTATCCTTTAATTAAAGGAACTCAAAATTATAATATTGCTTTAAAAAATAAATCTTTAAAGAGAAAGAGAGAAGACTATAATGGTGGTAAAAAAACGAATAAATTAAAGAGAAAAAATAAAAAAACGAATAAATTAAAGAGAAAAAATAAAAAAACAAAAAAAAGATATTTAAAATAATTTATATAAATATATGTAAATAAATATTTATTTTTGAATATAAAAATATAACTTACAATTATATAATGGCAAATTTTGAAGAAAAAATAAATATTATATTAGAATGTCCTTATTGTTATGAAAATTTAATTATAAATGAAGCAAATGTACTTAATTTACGATTTTTTCGTCATGGAATTTATAAAAATACTGGAAAATTGATAAATCCATATATTAGCAATGTTGTTTGTGATAGATATTTATTAAATAAAAAAATATCTGGATGTGGAAAATATATAAAAATTACTTATAATGATAATAATTATTTAATTGAAAAAATAACAATTTGAATATATAATATATAAAATTCATTATAATAAAAAAATGAAATAAAAAATAATCATAATATTTAATAAAACAAATGAAAGTCATGTCACTACCAGTTATTATAAATGCGGCGTTTAAATATGTTACTGATACAAGTATAAAATATAATATTGATGAATCACATTCATTAAAACATAGTATGGAGGTATTTCAATATGCCAATAACATATATAAATGTGAAAAAAATAAATATCCTATAGTTGAAGAACAAAAAGATATTATATTTATTTCATCTATAATACATGATATGTGTGATAAAAAATATGTAGATGAAAAAAAAGGTATTGAAAATATTAAACAATATTTCAAAAATTATTTATCCCAAGACAAAATAGATATAATTAGTCATATAATTTCATCTATGTCATATTCTAAAGTAAAAATTAATGGTTATCCTGATTTAGGTGAATATCAAGTAGCATATCATATTGTTAGAGAATCAGACTTATTATCTTCTTATGATATTGATAGATGTATTATGTTTGGAATATATTGTGAAAAATTGGATTATTTAGATGCTGTTAATAGAGCTGAATATTTATTTAATGAAAGAGTTCTAAATTATATTAAAGATGGATTATTTCTAACTGAATATTCCAAATATGAATCTTTTGATTTACATTTAAAAGCTGTTTTAAATTTAAAAGAAATTGAAAGTTTGAAAAAAAATATATTTTAATAAAAATAAAAATAATTATTAAAAAATAACAAATAACAATTTATAAATTTAAAATGTTAAATCAATAACGAGTGGATAGTGGTCTGAATTATATTTACCACAATATT